ATGGAGAACCAATAGTATTAGAAGTAATACCTATGCCGGTACCATATCTTTATGATGAAGTGATATCAATTATTAACTATCTCAAGGATAATCCGTACATTATTAAAAAGAAATAATATGCTAGTCAGACTATTTGACGTACAAAATGGTATAGTAATTCCTACGGAGCATTGCTATACTTTGAAAGCACTTAAAGATATCATGGATAACTATCCGGATGATTATCTTAAAATATACCTCTACTTGTTTTATATGACATGTCCTAATCCAGATATGAATCCATTCTTTCATACTCCGGAAGTAGATAAAGAGCATATAATTTTAACAGAAATAGAAGCAGAATTTTCCACAGAAGATGATGATATTCATACAGCACTTCTATTCTGTGAAAGAATGTATGAAACTCCAACATCTAGAGCATATAAAGGAATGGCATCTATGTTAGATAGATTAGCTAGATATATGGAGACTACTGCCATTACCGCAGGAAGAGATGGAAATATTAATTCACTAGTTGCCGCTGCCAAAAACTTTGACCAGATTAGAGCATCATTTAAAGGAGTCTATAAAGACCTTCAAGATGAACAATCAAGTAAAGTAAGAGGTGGACAAGGTTTAGCTTATGATAGTTAATTATGAGTGAAATTTATCAAGACATACCAACCTATGACAATGGAACATGGACAACAACAAGTTTTGAATCCAGAGAGGACTTCAGCAACTTTATATTTGGGGTTTTCAAAGAACCCGGTAAGTACGGATTCAACAGTACAACTAATCAGATATTTATATCTGAGTCAAGAAGGTTTAGAGATACAGGAGTATATTGCACAGCCCCATTCAAATCAAAAGACTTTATTACCTATTGGGATGATCAAAAGTTAAAGTGTAGAAAAGGAGTTATTATAAAAGATGAAAGTAACACATGGTTTCTTGCAAGAGAATATTACATGTGGTTAAACTTTTTACCAATCTTTGATAAGGAACAACAAAAGTTTGACTTTGCTAAGATTAGGGATGCACAGTATCATATGGCTCTTTATGAGTTATTAGCTGAATTAAACTATAAGCATTCTGCTATTCTTAAGAAACGTCAGATTGCTTCCTCATACTTTCACATGGGTAAGTTTATAAACCAGCAGTGGTTTGAAGCAGGGGTTACTCTCAAAATGGGAGCAAGTCTTAAAGATTATATTAATGAGAAAGGATCCTGGAAGTTCTTACAAGAATATGCAGCTTTCTTAAATGAGCATACAGCATGGTATAGACCTATGTCTCCAGACAAGGTAATGATGTGGCAACAGAAGATTGAAGTAAGAAAAGGAGATAGAAAAACAGAGGTTGGTCTCAAAGGCACCATACAAGGTATGTCATTTGAGAAAGATCCAACAAATGGTGTAGGGGGTCCGGTAAAATACTTCTTCCATGAGGAAGCAGGTATTGCTCCTAAGATGGATCAGACATATGAGTACATGCGCCCAGCTATGCGCTCAGGTATGGTTACTACAGGTATGTTCATTGCAGCAGGATCTGTGGGTGACTTGTCTCAGTGTAATCCATTAAGGGAAATGATTCTCAACCCACTCTCTAAAGATATTTATGCTGTAGAAAGTAATCTTATTGATAATAAGGGTACTGTAGGTTTGTCAGGTTTGTTTATTCCTGAACAATGGTCAATGCCTCCATATATTGATGAGTTTGGTAACTCAAAAGTAGAAGAAGCTCTTATAGCTTTAGATGCTCAATTTGAACAATGGAAGAAAGAACTTTCTCCAGAAGATTATCAGTTACGTATTTCTCAGCACCCAAGAAATATTCAAGAAGCTTTTGCACATAGATCTGTTTCTGTATTCCCTTCACACTTAGTTGCTGCACAATCAAAAAGAATTGAAGAGAAAGAATATGCTTATGAGTACCTTGATATATTTACAGATGAAAATGGTAAAGTAGCTGTTAGATCAACAGATAAACAACCTATTAAAGAATTTCCAATAAGTAAAAAAACAGAGGATAAAACCGGGGTCCTTGTAGTATGGGAAAGACCTATTAATGATCCTACTTTTGGTCAGTACTATGCATCCATTGACCCCGTCTCTGAAGGTAAAACCACAACTTCAGAGTCACTCTGTTCTATTTACATTATGAAAGCTCCAGTAGAAGTTACTAGAGTTACTATGGGTGAAACAGAAACATATATAGAACCTGATAAAATTGTAGCCGCATGGTGTGGTAGATTTGATGATATTAATAAAACTCACCAGAGACTAGAGTTAATTATAGAATGGTATAATGCTTGGACTGTAATTGAGAACAACATTTCATTATTTATCCAGTATATGATTTCCAGAAAGAAGCAAAGATATTTAGTACCTAAGAATCAAATTCTATTCTTAAAAGATCTTGGTGCCAATGCTAACGTATTCCAGGAGTATGGATGGAAAAATACCGGTACATTATTTAAGGCTCACTTATTAAGTTATACTATTGAATACTGTAAAGAAGAACTAGATGTAGAAACTAAAACAGATGGTACAATTGTAAGAACCAAATATGGGATTGAAAGGATTCCAGATCCTATGTTACTTAAAGAAATGCAAGAGTATGCAGATGGTGTCAACGTGGATAGACTTGTATCATTTGCAGCACTTGTAGCATTCATGAGAATTCAACAAGCCAACCGGGGATATTCTAAAAGAGTTATAATGGATGATGCTTCTAAAAACTTGCAAAAGTCAGATAATTTGTTTAAATTAAATAGAAGCCCGTTCCGTCATATGGGGAGTGGTAATTCATTAGGTGGTAAGATACATAGATCCCCATTTAAAAATTTTAAATAAAGGATATGCAAGTATATAACGCCCTTCAACTAAAAAAGGGAGCAAAAGTAGAACAGCAGAGATTGGGTAGTATTACTCAACCTCTACAGTTTATTCCAAAAAAGGAGAAGGACATGGAATGGGCTGCTTGGAATTTAGACTGGTTAGAATGGAATGGTTTAAAACAGCTCCGTAAAAATTCACGCAGGCTAATGAAGAACTACAAGCTTGCAAAAGGTATGATTGATAGATCTGATTACATTGTAGAAGAAAATAATGAATATAGAGATATTGTAGACATATTGGTAAAAGATGAGCCAACTGCATTAGAACTTAAGTTCTATCCTATTATTCCAAATGTTATTAATGTTCTTGTAGCTGAATTTGCAAAAAGGACAACCAAACTTACATATAGAGCGGTAGATGAGAACTCATATAATGAGATGCTTGAGCAAAAAAGAAAGATGGTTGAAGAAACTCTTCTTTCTCAGGCACAGGTAAAAATATCTGCCGCATTACTTGAGCAAGGATTAGATCCTAATTCAGAAGAAGCACAACAACAACTTGGTCCAGATAAATTAAAATCACTTCCTGAGATTGAACAATTCTTTAAGAAGGATTATAGATCAATGATTGAGCAATGGGCAACCCATCAACATAAAGTGGATGTGGAAAGATTTAGAATGAATGAACTTGAAGAAAGAGGTTTTAGAGATTCATTAATTACTGATAGAGAATTCTGGCATTTTAGAATGATGGAAGATGACTATGAAGTAGAACTATGGAATCCTGTAATTACCTTTTATCACAAGTCTCCAGATGCAAGATATATTTCACAAGCTAACTGGGTTGGTAAAACGGATATGTTAACTGTATCTGATGTAATTGATAGATATGGATATCTAATGACTGAAGAACAACTAGAAGCATTAGAAGCTGTTTATCCAGTTAGATCCGCAGGATACAATATTGGTGGTATGCAAAATGATGGTTCATACTATGATGCTACTAAGTCTCATGATTGGAATACTGATATGCCTTCACTTGCATATAGACAATATACTACAGCAGCTGCAGGTAGTATATATGATTCTGGTGACATTGTTCAACAAATACTCTCAGAAGGAGAAGATTATGTATATAATGGAACTACATATTTATTACGTGTTACAACTGCATATTGGAAGTCTCAACGTAAAGTAGGGCATCTAACTAAGATTACAGAAAATGGTGAGGTTACTAATGAAATCATTACTGAAGATTATAAAGTAACTGATAAGCCAATTTATGATACAAGACTCTTTAAAAATAAAACAAAAGATAATCTTTTATTTGGAGAGCATATTGACTGGATTTGGATTAATGAAGTTTGGGGTGGCGTAAAAATTGGACCAAATATTCCTTCATTCTGGGGTATGAATAACCCTGGAGGATTCTCTCCTATCTATCTTGGTGTTGAAAAGAATAAAATAGGACCACTTAAATTCCAGTTTAAAGGAGATAATACTCTATATGGTTGTAAGCTTCCTGTGGAAGGTTCTGTATTCTCAGATAGAAATACTAAATCTACAGCACTTATTGATCTGATGAAACCATATCAGATTGGATACAATATTGTAAACAATCAGATTGCGGATATCTTAGTAGATGAATTAGGTACAATTATTATGCTTGATCAGAATACATTACCTAAGCACTCTCTTGGAGAAGACTGGGGTAAAGGTAATTATGCTAAAGCATATGTTGCAATGAAGAACTTCCAGATGCTTCCATTGGATACATCTATTACAAATACTGAGAATGCATTAAACTTCCAGCATTTTCAAAAACTTGATCTTTCTCAGACAGAAAGATTAATGTCAAGAATTCAGCTTGCAAACCACTTTAAAATGCAGGCATTTGAAGTAATTGGTGTTAACCCACAAAGAATGGGGCAACAGTTATCTCAAACTACTGCTACCGGAGTAGAACAAGCTATGGCAGCATCATATGCACAGACAGAGATATATTTTATCCAGCACTGTGATTATCTAATGCCAAGAGTACACCAGATGCGTACAGACTTAGCTCAGTACTATCAGTCTACTAAACCATCTGCAAGATTAACTTATCTTACAACTCTTGATGAGCAAGTTAACTTTGAAATAAATGGTACAGATCTTTTAATGAGAGATCTTAATATCTTCTGTACTACTTCTGCAAATCATAGAGCTATTCTTGAACAGCTTAAACAAATGACTATTCAGAATAATACTACCGGTGCTTCTATTTATGATCTTGGTAGAATTGTTCAGTCTGACTCAATTGCTGAAGTAAATAATGTTCTTAAGGATTCTGAGCAAAAACAAACTCAGTTAAAACAACAAGAAATGCAGCAAGCTCAGCAACTTCAAGATCAACAACTTCAAGCAAAAGCTGAAGAAGAAAGACTTAAGAGAGAATATGAAGAGTCTAGAGATGAGAAGAACAGACAAAGAGATATTCTTGTTGCTGAAATTAGAGCTGCCGGTATGGGTGCTATGACTGATGCTAATCAAAATATGCAGTCAGATTATATTGATGCAATGAGAGAGATCAGAGATACAGAACAATATCAGGCTCAAACAGATCTTCAAAGAGAGAAGGAAAGTAATAGAATGTCTATTGAATCAGACAAGTCTCAGATTGAAAGAGAGAGATTACAGGTTCAAAGAGAGATTGCAGACAAACAATTACAGATAGCTCAAGAGAATAAAAACAGATTTGATAAAAATAAATAAGGCTTCTTAGCTATATAGTCCAGAAAAAGAGATTTGGGATTTTAAATATTTGAAGTTTAATTAGTATATTAAATTATAAACAAAACCAACAAACATGGAAGAAACCAACAAAAATCCTGAAGAGATTCAGGTACAGGACACTACATCGGTAGGTCAGGTAGATGTTGATATAGATCAGTTATTTGGAATGCCTGGTGCAGACAGTGTCATGCTACCAGAAGAAAAACAAGAAACTGATAAACCAAAGACAATGTTTTCTAAAGAAAATGTTGATTTGACGTTCATTGACAAGCCAGGTTCAGATAATGAGCCTGCAAAGAAAGAAGAAGTTGATGAGGCAATTGCTCAACTTGATGACATGATTAGTCAAGAAGAGGATGCTGGCAACAAAGGTAGACCTAAAGTAGATAAGTCTGGTCTTGCTGAGTTAGCAACTAAAATGATTGAGGAAGGTACTCTTATTCCTTTTGATGATGATAAACCATTAGAAGAATATACTACTAAAGACTTCCGTGAGTTATTTGAAGCTAACTTCCAAGAAAGAGAATCTAAGGTAAAAGAAGAAGTTCCAAAAGAATTCTTTAAAGCTCTACCGGAAGAACTTCAGATTGCTGCAAAATATGTAGCAGATGGAGGCCAGGATCTTAAAGGTCTATTTAGAACTCTTGCACAAGTAGAAGAGGTTTATGATTTAGATCCTACAATTGAAGCACACCAAGCAGAGATTGCAAGACAATATCTTTATGCTACTCAATTTGGTACACCAGAAGAAATTGAAGCAGAGATTGAAGAATACTATGACATGGGTAGATTGCAAGCTAAAGCAAACCAATTTAAACCTAAGTTAGATAGAATGCAAGAAGAACTTGTTGCTAGAAAACTTGCAGAGCAAGAGCATAAGAAAGAGCAACAAGCTAAACAAGCAAAAGCATATACAGATAATGTTTATAGCACACTTGAAAAAGGTGAATTAGGTGGACTTAAAATGGATAAGAAAACACAGAACATGTTATATTCTGGTTTAGTTCAGCCAAGCTTCCCATCAATTTCTGGTAAACAAACTAACATGCTTGGACATTTATTAGAAAAGTATCAGTTTGTTGAACCAAGACATGATCTTATTGCAGAAGCACTTTGGTTACTTGCAGATCCAGAAGGATATAAAACTAAAGTAAAAGAGCAAGGATCAAAACAAGCTGTTGAAAAAACAGTAAGACAATTGAAAACAGAGGAATCTAGAAAAATTGCTTCTTCAGTATCACCTGAACCTGAAGAAAAAACATCTGGTAGAACTCAAAGAACACTCTCTAGAAATAATGGATCTTCCATATTCAAGAGATTTTAATTAGTAACAATTTAAATTAATATATACAATGGCAACTCCAGTAATGAACAATGGTATATTCCTTAGGGATACCGCTTACAACGCAAGTTCCCATGTGGATTCTTACCACTTGGTGAACATGCTGAAAGATGCTGAGCCTATGGACTTAGGCCCAGTTGACCTATGGGCTATGGCTCAAAAGGTAGAAATGCCTCTTTATCAAATGTCATCATTTGGTGGAAAAAATGTTATCATGGTTGATAACGCACGTGGGGAATACAGATGGCAGACTCCTGTCTCTATTGACCTTCCTTACATTGTTGAAGATGTTGAACCAGGCAATGACTTTAAAGGTGTTGATGGTACTACATTCCGTATCAAACTTAACAAAAGAGAATTTGGACATGGTGATATTATTACTTATGACAAATACAATGGTGTTGAGATGTACATTACACAAGAAGATATCCTCCCATTAGGTGATGGTTATATCTATACTGTGCAATTGGTAAACAATGACAACTACAAATATCTTGATAGCAAGTATTTGGCTAATGGTACTAAAGTATTCCGTAAAGGTTCTGCAAGAGGTGAGTATGGTGAGAGATTCTCTGACATCATCACTAATGCAGGTTTCCGTGAATTCTACAACTACGTAGGTGGTGCAGAAGCTCACGTACACTACTCTATCTCTAGCCGTGCTGACTTGATGATCAAGGGTGGTATGAATGCAGATGGCACAGTTCCTGTAACTGAGATCTGGAGAAACTTTGACAAAACTATGGACCCATCTATCTCTTCTTTGGAAGACATGGTTAAAGTAATGGGTAAAGATGCTGTTAAAAAAGCATTTGACAATGGTAACTTGTCACGTACATTCTTGACTAACATGGAAGCTGCTCACTTGAGCAAAATTGCAATTGACATTGAGACTTACTTAATGTGGGGTCATGGTGGTAGAGTACGTCAGGATGGTCCAGATGATGTTAGATTGTCTGTGGGTCTTTGGAAGCAGTTGGATAACTCATTCAAAAGAGTATACAACAAAAATAACTTCACACTTGACTTGTTCCGTTCTGAGATCTACAACTTCTTCAATGGTAAAGTTGAGTTCCAAGGTCCAGATCCAAAACGCAGCTTGATTGTACAAACTGGTATGGGTGGTATGAGAATGGTTAATGAGGCTATCAAACAAGAGGCAATCTCTTCTGGTCTTCTTATCCAGGCTGCTGATATCGGTGCAATCACTGGTAAAGGTATGGACTTGAACTTTGGTTTTGCATACACTTCATATGTAATCCCATTCTTGGCAAATGTTAAGTTTGTTCTTAACCCAGCATTTGACAATGTTCATACAAATGATATTGAGAACCCAATTGTAGATGGTTTCCCATTATCTTCTTACTCATTCATTATCTTTGATATCACTGATAATACTAATGACAATATCTTCTTATTGAAATTGTCTTGGGATAATCAATTGAAATGGTGGTATCAAAATGGTACTATGGACTACATGGGACGTAGCCAAGGCTTCCAGTCTTCTGGTCAGTTCAATGGTTACCGTGTAATGATGAGCCAAACAATGCCAGCAATCTGGGTTAAAGACCCAACTAAGGTGTTGAAAATTGTTATGAGAAACCCAGTTACTGGTGGATCATTCTAATCTAAACTAGAAATCAAAGGGAGGGGGAAACTCCTCCCTTTTTTTCTTTATATTTAACCAACAAAAAACAAAACCAACAAAACATGGAAAATTTCACAATGGTAGAAACTGGACACGGGACAGTTAAAAAAACAGCAATTGCAGTCCGTCCGTTCTTTGACAACTCAGTCTCTAATATGGGATTGGAATCTTATGGCTTATCTCTATATGATGGAGTTAAGCATTTTGAACAACTTGCTTGTCTTGAGCAAAATGGAGTTATTAGATATCTTACTGGTCTAAATGAATTTGCACCAGAGATTAAACTCTTAAAAGGTGAAGACAAAGAAGCAAGAGTAAGAGAAATTAGAACAGCTGTTGCTGAACTTGAGACAGAGTTAGCAGCTAATGTTTTAGATATTGAGGATCCTCAATTCTGGAATAAAGTTAAATTACTCAAGCCTGATAATAAAGAATTCTGGAATAGAATTAATATTGCTTGTGGTAATGAACCGGTATTCTTAGATCCTAATGATCCATATGATAGAATTAAATTATTTGCTATTGAAGCTGGTGGTTTTTCTATTGTAGCAAAAAGTTTTGATGATGCAAGATCAAGAGCTGTTCCTCCTAAGTTTTACTTAGACAAACAAGAGCAGACAGTTATTGCAAGAACTGAATACAAGAAAATGCGTAACAAAGCACTTTCTGAACTTCAAAAATTATTTGACAAGAACA